ACCACAGAAGCGTACCACGCCCTGCCAAACCATCTATCTGAAACTGCCATAAAGAACGGTAAGCTACAGTTAGAATCCATTAAGCGTATGTTGGAAACATCAGCCATGTTGAAAGGAAAATGTCATGTGGAAAGCAACTAGCAGTATTTCGATTGTAGAAACCGAGGGCGATTGGCATATTGACAGGAACACAGTCTGCGGAGTGACTATGTACTGCCTGTATCGTGGCCGTGATGTGGTTGGATCGTACGTTACTGCTGCCAAGGCGAAGGCAGCCAAACTTGAATTGGAGAAAAAATGAGAGATTTTTTTGACTTTACGCTAATTATTATCGCTGTGATCTTAATGCTGGCCATGACCGACTTGTTCGCTTGCCCCAACAAGGGAGTGGAGAAGTTGCCAGAACACCTTGTGAAGCCCTACTGCGAGTGCTATCACAGGATTATGCTTGAGCCGAGATGGGTGATGCCTGGGCGCGAAAGAGCCGAGTTAATCTGTGGCGGACAAGCGTGGGATAAGGCTTACAGGGAATCTAGGGGTAAAAGATGAAAACACTAATGAAAACTTGTACCAAATGCGGTAACAGCCAACACTACACAGCAACCATCCATTGTTAGTGCGCTGGCTGTGCCATCCATGTCATAAGGATTGGCACAAATTGAACGGAAGTGGGATAAATGGCTAAAAAGATCATGCTAATTGACGAAAGTTTGATATAACGCAAAATAAATCGTGCTTTTGTGCTTGTGGAACGTATTTAGATATGTAATTATTCGTCTGCACCAAACGAAACATTAACCACAGAGGAAATGACATGAAAATCGAATTTGACACAGTAGTTGGCGATAACTTAGAAGTAACAGTAGAGGGTGAATACTCTGGCGAGGACAGGGACTTCGGATGCGAAGTAATCAAGGTTTATATCACTACCGACACGGCTCATAATGATATATACTATCTGCTCGGTAAACTTGACAAGAACATCCTAGATAGCAAACTATGGGATGAATGTTACATGGCGATGGAAGAAGAAAAGCGCGAGGCTGACGAGGCTAGAGCAGATGCTAAACGCGATAACGAAATGTTAGGGGGCTAAGATGACTAAATACATAGATTATGCAATCGGGGCAATATTCGGAATCCTGCTCGCAGTATTACTATTTCTGGGGATATAATGAACGAAATATTTGGACTATACAAAGAACTGCTCAAGAGAACTCCACCACTAACTGCCGAGGAGATAGAGGCTACCATGATCGAAACGTGCGGATATACTTGGCAAGAGATTAAACTGGCACAGGAATATTGTACTCCACCAGAGAAAAAGAACTATTGGGTGGATGGCATCAACTCCGCATCAGCACAAGATTGGGATGCAGTCCGACCTGACATGGTTAACTCGCCACCTCACTACACGAAGGGTGGAATTGAAACCATAGACTACATCAAAGCCAAGCTATCGCCAGAGGAGTACAGAGGCTATCTAAGGGGCAATTTGCTCAAGTATGCGAGCCGTATGGGGGCTAAAGGCGAGGATGATGCTGGTAAGGCTGCGTGGTATGCTCAACGATTGGAGATGCTGTGAGATACCTCTCTGTCTGTTCAGGAATTGAGGCTGCAACAGTAGCATGGCATGGATTGGTAAACGTATTCAAAATGTCCACGACCAAGCAACGACACCAAGAGAGCCGATAATCAAACAGGAGGTGAAGCGGAATGATTAGCATTAAAGATTGGATGGAAGGGGTTAAGTATAGAATCAGCGATGTTTGGGGCTTTAACTGGGGCTGCTTCGGCAAGAACGCTATGGGTATAACCTCGGAGTGGGGTGAGCAAGGTGGGCGCGACTACACGGTTGTCTATGACCCAGATACACTTGAGGTATTCGAGGTGTGTTCATACTCAAGCGCAGACAACACGGCATTACGTTGGATCAATCCTAAGTACAAGGCTGCATACTTCGCAGAGGAGAAGATCAGGGGTATGGACAACATATTTGAATTTGAAGATGTAATCAAATTCACAGAAGTTAATTCACCGAGAGGATGGTCATGGCTAACAAAACTAATTGGGTTTTAGTGGAGTGTATTTCGCAGTATGTAACTAAGTACATGGTGGAATGTCCTGTTGACTTCCCAGAATATGCTTTAGATACTGTGACGATAAATCAAGCAAAGGAGTTCTCACAGCATTATGTTGGCGAGAGTATCCTAAGTTATCAAGTTATTAACCAAGAGGATGCGCTGTATCAATGCGATGCCGACAACGAACATTACGCAAAGTGTGATGTAGAGCAGAAGTTAGACTTATTTTTTACCAGGGAGAGCGAGATTGGTTATCAAAGGAACAACTAGCGGTTATAAAGACATGGCAGATGGTACTCTACGTTTAATCATAGACATAGAGCCAATGTGGGCAAGAGATGCGGTTCAGCTATTCGCAGATCGTGGAACTTTAGTCGCAATCGCAGCATTAGATGAATCCCAAATCGAAAAAATGTAAATCCTGTGGGGTAGAGTTTACCCCTCATAGACCCATGCAGATAGTATGCGATTGGGAATGTGCTGGCGCGCTAAACTTCTTCACAAAGGCTAAAAAGAAGCTACGCGCTATCAGACTTGAACAGTCGAAAGGAAGAAAGGAGTTAAAGACACGCAGGGAATGGCTACAGGACACCCAGAAGGCATTTAATAAGTTTATCCGTACTAGGGATGCCAACGAACCGTGCATTAGCTGTAATCGACACCATACAGGGCAGTATCACGCTGGGCATTATATGGCTACGAGTGTACGACCCAATCTAAGGTTCACGGAGGATAACGTACACAAACAATGCCAACCGTGTAATACTCACCTAAGTGGGAATCTTTTATGGTATCGTATCAACCTTATTAAGAAAATTGGCCAGGACAGAGTAGATGTTTTAGAAGGCGCACCAGTAGAAAAGAAGTGGACTATCGAGGAACTGAAGTTAATCCAACAGAAATATCATAAATTAAACAAGGAGATGATATGATTGAAGATAAGGTATATTTAAGCAAGAATGAACAACGCGAACTCACCAAGACTAGACAGGAACGCATCAGACAGCTAATAGCACAAAAACCCCTCATTCGTACCAAAGAGATGGCTGTAATCATGGGGTTAACTGATTTTGTGGTAACTAATGCTATGAGATCAATCAGAGATGAATTTATTCCAGTTAAGCTACCCAGCACAGGCCACGGAGTATACAAAGGGTTTATCCTGAATCCCGACTATGTTCATGTACCTAGAGTAGATGACCCACTAGCGTTTAAGAAATCACCACACGGTAGGATGGTCTTTGTAGACGATCTCATGCTAAATAAATATGGAACGAAAGCCCTCGCCCAGCCATTAAGGAAACTACCACGAAATTCGGTAGGTAGCACAATGGAAGGAGGATACTGGTAATGATACTAGACTTCCCTATTTCTGAAAATCTTACCACAGTAGGACATTTAATGACTTCTCCTCTTTCTACCCCAAAAGACTGGGCTGGTGATATAATACAGCTTCGTAAACTAATCAACAACATAGCTGGCGATTGCAACGATAGAACCTACAAGTCTGCGTTGCCATTAATCGTTCAGGCTATAGAACACTTACACGCGCTAACGTATTACTGTGAAACGCATGACGAAAGACTTAGAAAATAGTGGATGACACAGATATAGCCTCAATTAACGAGGAGATTCAAAGAGATGCTGAACTGCAACGAGTACGTTCGATGGTGCGAAAGACACCACGCAGTTCAATTTGTCTGGAGTGCGGAGTAAAGACCGACAAGGGTGCGCGTTGGTGTTCGATCCCATGTAGGGACTTCTGGCAACTCAGAAAAGGTGTGAAATGACACTCACAGCTAAACAAGAATCATTCGCATTAGCTATAGTCAATGGTAAGACACAGGCTGATGCCTACCGTGAAGCGTATAATACTGAAAACTCACAAGAAAATTCAATATATGTAGAGGCAAGCAAGCTAGTTTCAAACCCTAAAGTGGCACTAAGGATAGCAGAGTTACGCAAGACATTGGTTCAAAAGGAGTTATGGACAAGAGAGAAGTCAGTAATCGCATTAGTCGCAGTCTACAACTCACCAGATGCTAAGTGTTCAGACAGGGTAGCCTCGGTGAAGGAATTGAACTGTATGCACGGATTCAATGCACCAGGACAACTCAACGTAGATCACAAGTTTGAGTTACTACTCCCATTCGTTACCCAAAACATGATTGACCGCAATACCTAGTGGGAATCAACCAGTACGCAGTTAGAGATGCTTTCGACAAGTTCCATCGTAGAAAAGAACGCTGGGGAGTATTAGTCTGCCATAGACGAGCAGGTAAGACTGTAGCTTGCATAGCTGAGTTGGTTACTTGCGCCCTCGTTACCCCTAAACTTAATGCACGGTTTGCGTATATCTGCCCACAGTTCAATCAGGCAAAGGATGTGGCATGGGTATACATTAAGCAATTAACATCCGATATTCCTGGTATCTCCTACAACGAATCAGAACTACGCGCAGACTTGCCAAATGGAAGCCGTATAAGGCTATATGGGGCGGATAACCCAGATAGGATGAGGGGTCTATACCTTGACGGAGTTATACTCGATGAATACGCTGATATGAAGCCATCTATATGGGGTGAAGTGCTTAGACCTGCTCTGTCAGATCGTAAGGGCTGGGGAGTGTTCATTGGGACACCCAAAGGGCATAATGACTTCTACGACCTATGGATGCGTACCGAATCGTCAGCAGATTGGTTCAGGCTCATGCTCAAGGCTAGTGATTCAGGCCTGATAGACCCAGTAGAGTTAGCAGCAGCCAAGTGCGAAATGACGGATGATCAATACGAACAGGAGTTCGAGTGTTCATTCGAGGCAGCTATTCAAGGTTCGTACTATGGCAAGGAATTAGCACTATTGGAGAGTTCAGGCCAGATATGCTCAGTACCACATCAAGTAGAAGTCGAAACCCACGCAGCATTTGACATAGGTTACTCAGATGATACGGCTATTTGGTGGTGGCAGATCATCAATGGTGAGATCCATGTTATTGACCACTTTGCCACAAATGGGGAAAATATCGCCTTTTATTCAACAATATTGTCCGAAAAGGGGTATAATTACCCCAAGATGGGAGGCAAGCCTTTTGTATGGCTACCCCATGATGCTAGAGCCAAGACATTGGCAGCGGCAGGTAAGAGTGTTCAAGAACAGTTCTTAACGCTAGGCTTTGCTAGTAGGATTGTGCCTACGCTGTCCATTCAGGATGGTATTCAGGCTGCTAGAATGACCTTGCCTAAGTGCTGGTTCGATAGAGATAAATGCAGGGATGGATTAAACAGTCTGTCGTTATACCGTAGAGAGTTTGACGAGGGTAGGAAGGCGTTTAGAGAGCATCCATTGCATGACTGGACTTCTCACGATGCTGACGCCTTCCGTATGCTTTCAGTAGCTTGGCGAGAGGAACAGAAACCTAAACCTCCACCTGAGATAAGATACCCAGCCCAGCAGACCATCGCTGAGTTGATTAAAGCCCAGCGCAACAAGCGCATTAATGATGATTAGGAGATAGTATGCCATTCGGAACAGACCCACTAGACATTTACCACAATAACGTATGGTATAGCCACACAGGGGCGCAAATCTCAGGGACAGATGATAACAATGTAGTATCAGCGACAGCAGTCATGGTGAACGGCAACACGATATTCACAGCTACTGGCGATGTTACAATACACGATCTAGTATCAGTATGCGTGACAGCTAATAACGCTACTGCCTCCACTCTACAGTATCAAATAGTTCCCACAATAGGCACATCGACTACGATCTCTGGCGCAACAACTACTCTGGCATCTGTGGCAGCAGGAACAATAATAACCCTAGTAGGCGATGCACTAGCTACTGCCCCTGTAATCTCACCAAATGGGGTAGGGTTAAGCCAAGCTGCTCGTGGTGTATACTTCCCAGCAGGAACGCTGAAAGTTGTTATAGGAGTAGGATCAACAACTGGCACATGGAAACACTACCTTAGATACACCCCATTACAAGCTGGCGCGACTGTAAGCTAACATGGAAGCCCAGAACGAACGCAAAGAGGAACTGGGAGAGGGCGATAAGGGTATCCAAAGAAGGTGGATGCTCGAACTCAAGCTATCTGATAAACGCGAGGCTGAATGGCGTAAGACTGCCAAATCTACTATAGATCGCTATCGTGGTAGGAACAGGAAAAAGAACAGTTTTAACATCCTGTGGTCGAATACCGAAACTTTGATGCCTGCGGTATATAGTTCGCTACCCCAGCCTAATGTTCGTAGACGGTTCAAGGATGAAGACCCAGTAGGCAAGGCCGTATCCGACATACTTTCACGTTCACTAGAGTTTAGCGTTGATATTGAGCAGTTCGACACGGCTATTAAACATTCATTGTTGGATATGCTCTTAACTGGCCGTGGTGTCAATCGAATCCGCTACGTTCCATCATTCGAGCAAGTAGGCTACTCAGACGAAGATCCAAAGGAAACTGAATCACTTCAGACTGAATCCCTGGAGGTCGAAACAACCGAGGAACTTAATTGGGAACAAGTAGTGATCGAGCACGTTCAATACGATGACTTTCGTATGGGCGCAGGTAAAACGTGGGAAGAAGTGCAATGGATCGCCTTCCACCACAGAATGACGCGCGATGACCTTGTGGAGAAGTTTGGCGATAAGGGCGAGAAGATGCGCCTCGATGACACCAACGATGAGGATGTGAATCGTGAAGACGAATCCACTATTGATGCCTTCAAGACTGCAAGTGTATGGGAGATATGGGATAAAGATGAAAAGCAGGTACTATTCGTATCCCAGAACTGTACCGAGCCACTAAAGATACTGGAAGATCCGCTAGAGTTAACTTCGTTCTTTCCTATCGCCAGACCTGTGTACGCTATCGTTGATGGCGGTACGATGCTTCCTACTACGCTTTACTCGCAGTATCAAGAGCAAGCCGAGGAACTGGACAAAGTATCAACACGAATCAACAAGATATACGATGCCCTCAAGGTTCGGGGTATATACGATTCAACCATGAGTGAGGTGTCCGAACTCCTGAAGGGTAACGATAACGACTTAATTCCAGCACAGAACGCTGCTGCTTGGCTAGAACGTGGTGGTATCGAAAAAGCTATCTGGATGATGCCTATTGAGCAAGCTGCCAAAGTGGTTGTTGTTCTCACTCAGCAACGTGAAGCCTGTAAGCAAGTTATCTACGAAATCAATGGATTAGGCGATATTCTACGCGGTCAGTCCAACGCTAGTGAAACGCTTGGCGCACAGCAGATCAAAGCCCAATGGGGTACAATGCGTATATCTACCTTGCAACGTGAATTACAGCGTTATATTAGGGATATGATGCGTATTATGGCTGAGATCATCTCTGAGAAGTTCCAGCTTGATACATTGCAGAAGATGACAGGCTTAAACTATCCTACTGACGAGCAAGTTCAGCAAGCGATGATGCAGTATCAGTCGCAGATGGAGATGTTCAACCAACAGGCTCAAATGGCTCAGATGCAGCCACCACAAGCACCAGGACAGCCACCTATGGGCGGTCAGCCACCCCCACAACCTCCACAACAGCCTGTACCTCCACCATTCACTTGGGAGAGTTTACAGAAGGTTATGAAGGATGACTGCCAACGCACCTACAGGATCGATGTGGAAACCGATTCAACCACAGCTTCGACTGTCCAAGAGGATATGAAGGGCTTGACTGAGTTGCTAACTGGTATCGTAGCGTTCGTGCAAGGTGTAGCCCCAGCCGTACAGATGGGTGCATTACCGATGGAAGCTGCCAAAGAGATTATGATGACCATATGTCGTCGATCCAAGATGGGTTCTGCGGTAGAGGATGCTCTGGACAAGATGAAAGAACCACAAGCCCCACAAGATCCTAATGCGGGTGCAGCAGCAGCAGAACAAGCCAAACAACAGCTTGAGATGCGTAAACATCAAGACTTACTACAACTCAAGAACATGGAGTTGCAAGGACAGGCACAGCTAGAGAAGGCGAAACTAGACCAATCTGCTCAACTAGAGCAGATGAAAACGCAAGCTACATCACAGTCTGAACAGATGAGAGCAGCAGCCGATGCCCAAGCTAGTCAAGCGCAAGCCCAAGCAACGATGGAAGTCGAGAGGTTCAAGGCTGAACTCAAGGCACAGTCGGATGAGATGGCACAACGCTACTCAACCGAACTAGAGATGGCTAAACTTGAGAAAGAACAGGAGTTTGAACGGTGGAAAGCTGAACTAGATGCCTCTACCAAAATACTGCTAGGCCAGATCAGTTCCAAGACCACTATGGACACAGCCATGCTCGCAGCTACCAACGCAGCCAACACAGAAGTGGCTGAATCACTAGGTAACAATAATGTGATGTTCAACGATGACAACAACAAAATGGACATGATGATGCAGATGCACAACGATGCAATGGGTCAGATAGGCTCTGTGATGCAACACCTACAGAAGCCCAGAACGATTCTGCGCGATGCTAACGGCAAGATTGCAGGTGTACAATAATGGCAGCTTATGTAGGCTATCAAATAGGAACAGGAATCATACCTACTATTATTCAGTCTGCTACAGATAGCTGGAAACTTATCTTATCCAACACAGCACCCAACGTAGCAACTCACACTACAGCAGCTTCGGCTACTGAGTTAGGTACGGCTGGTGGCTACACGGCTGGCGGTGTCAGTTGTACCATTACATCGTCATCCCAGACAGCAGGTGTGTATAAATTAGTCTTAGCTGCACCAGTTAGCCCTACATGGACTGCCTCTGGTGCTGGCTTTACATTCAGGTATGTGATTCTTTACAATCTTACCAATACTCAATGTATAGGCTATTGGGACTATGGATCGGCATTAGTTATGAATGGCACTAACGTTGATACTTTCACCCCAACGCTAGATGCTTCTGGCGGTACATTTACACTAACCACCCCAACTTAAATGTCTGTCACAGGAGTATGGAACACAACCAAATGGAATGGGTGTGTATGGGATACTGCAACACATACTTTATCTTGTGCAGTTGGATCGTATAGTTATCTAGGAATACCAGCATCACTATCTCGAAGCCATGTCCTAGCTTGCGCTACAGGATCATACACATACACAGGTCTAACTGCTACCCTAAATGTAAAGCATAATTTACTTTGTAACGTAGGTACATACGCTTATACAGGACAGGCAGCAACATTAACCTATGTAACACCAGCAGACTACACACTATTATGCGATGCAGGTAGCTATTTATACTCAGGAATAGCAGCAAAGCTATATTATGTAACCACGAACACCAAGCAAGGCGGTGATGACGCACCAAGAACTGTAAAGAATCTCAAATATAAACCCAAACCACGAAAGGATGACTTTGGGAACGAAATCGTTGTACCAGAGGAAATATACGCATTAACTGTTGAAAAATATACACTAAAACCAACACGAGTTAACGCAAATGAGTTACAATCGCATTTAGAAATAGATGACGAAGAAGCTATTTTAATGTTCATTTAGGAGTAATCATGGCAATCGTAAGCGCAGTAGCAGTACAGGCAGCACTAGATGCAACCGAAAAGAATATGAAGATTCTGAGGGTTAATCCAGTTAGTTCCACTAAAGACGAGTTCTATGTATCTGGCGGTGTAGCACCTTATGCTGGCAAGAACAGATGGGTACTCACGACCAATACAGATTCAGCAGCGACACAAGCCACGACCATTACCAACGCGATGGTAGGATAAATGCCAGTATTTGACTATCTATGCCCATGCGGTAAGAAGTTTGAAAGATTCTTAAAGGCTGCCAACGTAGCCGAGCAACAGTATTGTGAGTGCGGTAAGACTGCTGAGAAACAGCTAACATGTTGTAACGTATACGTTATGCAGTCATACCAAAGCCCAGTAACAGGACAATGGATAGATTCACCCAACCAACGCAAGAAGGACTTAGCCGAATCAGGCTCAAGACCCTGGGAGGGGAAAGAGATAGAAACACAGATGGCGCAAGGCAGGGAAAAGGAATTTGATTCAATGCTAGATAAGTCGGCAGAAAAGGCTGCAACCAACGCTTTTCACGACCTACCACTAGCAACAAGAAAGGTTTTAACTAGCGGAGAAGCTGCACATGAGTGAAGATCTGGAAACCCAGAAAGACGAAGTTGCACCAACGATGGATGAAACAATAGGTAGTGCTTGGGCTGAGATACAGTCTAGGAACGAACCAGAGGCTCAAGAGAAGGAAGTAACTGAATCTGCCCCTGTGGTAGCTAGTTCAGAAGATAATGCGCTTACGACCCCTTCAGAGGCTTCAGAATCGATACCTGATGCAGAACCAGAAAGTACAGTACGCGCCCCATCTTCATGGAAGAAGGAACAACAAGCCAAGTTTGCAACCTTGCCACCAGATATACAGGCAGAGATTGCTAGACGAGAAGGCGATATACACAGAGGTGTAGAACATTACAAGGTAGCTGCTGAACGTGGTAACACATACGAGAAGGCATTTGCCCCATTCAGAGATACTATCCAGAAGATAGGCACTACACCAGAACAGGCTATTACTGGACTGATGCAGACCGACCATAATTTACGTTATGGATCACCAGCACAGAAAGTAGCGGTAATTCAACACATTATTCAATCATACGGTATTAATCCCGAATGGTTCGATCAACAGAATAACTCGCAAGCTAATCCTGAGATAGGACACTTGCAGAACAGATTGCAACAGTTTGAGGCTCAACAGGCTCAACAGATGCAGAATATGCAGGAACGTGAGGCAGCATCGCTAAACAACGATATAGCAGCCTTTGCAGCAAAGAATGAGCATTTTGAAGCAGTTAGAGATAGGATGGCTACTCTATTAGAGGGAAACGCCTCTAAATCACTTCAAGAGGCTTACGAAACAGCTATATGGGCAGACCCAGCGATTAGGGCAACTCTACTTGCAGAACAGCAAAAAGAGATTCGTTCTAAAGCAGCTACCAAGGCTATAGAAGCAAAAAAACTGTCTAGCGCAAACGTGAGAACCAGGGGAGTAATACCTGCTCAAGCTGCGGTAGGCTCAATCGAAGATACCATTCGTTCCAAAGCTAAAGAACTTGGAATGTATTAAGGAGATAAATTATGGCATCACCAGCAAGCACCATTATCACAGCGTGGAGTGAACTAGCTTCCACGACTTATCGCGCCCACTCGAAAGAAGTGGCCGATCAGGTTTGATTTAGACCTGAATAAATTCCGTGAAATGCTGGAAACCCCTTATAGCTTGATTAACTACAGCAGATTGAGTAATCGAAAATGCGAATGTTAAAAATAATCAAGATTGGGCAATCAGCAGCCAAGCGACCTAGGGATAGGTTGAAGGTTCAACGACTAGGACAAAAGCCAAGAACTGGCGTATAATCCCAAGAGCGCGGAACATTGTTTTTTACCAGAGAGGAGAATTCCGAATGGCTGTTATATATGCTTTAGAATGTAGTGTTAACGGTTTTGCTTACATAGGTGTTACAAGTAGTAAGCTAAGTAAGCGACTTCGGGAACATAGATGTTTGTGTAGGAATAACAAGCATCATGCGGTTAAGTTAACTGCTGATTGGTTGAAGTATGGAGAAGGTGCGTTTAGTATCAAACCACTAGAAGAAGGAACATACTCACATCGAGGCGCACGTTGCGAAACAGAGCAAAAATGGATAAATCATTATGCTTCGCTTGGCAAACTGTATAACGCACACGAACAATCACAAGGGCTTAGTCCAGAGAGTATTCGCAAAGGTGTTGCAAATGCGCATAAAGAGCGTGGCAACAGATGGACACCAGAAGCGAATGACAAGCGTAGCAGGGCTCTTAAAGGCAGGGTGTTTACACCTGAACATTGCGCACAGATTAGCGCAGCTAAAAGAGCTAAAAAACAATGATGATATAGTCTGGACTAATATGAAAGTATTAGAAGTACGGATAAAGAGCCGTGCGATAACAAGATCGACAAAACACAATGCTCTGTTCAGACGTTTGACAGAAAAAGGCCGTACTCGTGTGGAAGATGGTGGTTTGACCATCGTTCAACCACTTGATTACCAAGCTAACTCCACTTATCAGCGTTACTCTGGCTTCGATGTATTAAACATCAATGCTGTAGATGTGTTGACAAGTGCGGAGTTCCCTTGGAGGCAAGTAGCAGTAAACGTAGCTGCATCTGGCTTGGAACTGCGTACTAACTCTGGCGAGAACAGAATCATCAACTTCACCAAAGCTAAAGTCAAGAACGCTATGCG